CCCGCAGCCTTGGCGAGCGTGCGACCCTACGCAAACTCTTAGAGCAGTGGCGCGGTCAGGCGTTCACAAGCAAAGAGCTTGCGGCCTTCAACCTCAAGAACCTTCTTGGCAAAGCCTGTCTGCTTACACTGGTTCACAAGACCAGCCAAGCCGGTCGCAACTACTGCGCCATTCAGGGCATGGCCAAGTTGCCCAAGGGGATGAAAGCCCCTGCCAAGACCGAGAACACCCAGGTGTTCTATGAGATCGAGCAGGGCGAGAGCGGCCAGTTTGGCGAGTTGCCGGAGTGGTTACAGGAGAAGATTCGCTCATCGAAGGAGTTCTCGGCGAAGGGTGCGTCTTCGGCACCGCAGGCTGAGGCTGTTGACGTAGACGGCAATTCAATCCCGTTCTAATCCAGTGGCTCTTACTCTCACCCAGAAAGAGCCTAGCCAATCCCGCCTGGTCCAAACGGACCAGAGCGGGCATTGGTATACCGAGGAGGGCGAGTCAGCCCATGTGATCCTTGGTAAAAACGGCAACGAAAGAAACACCA